GCTTGGGATAAAAACATACCAGCGATATCAGACCAACTTTATGTTTTTGCAAATCAACATAGAGGAATTGCAGAATGTTATGGTAAAGTAGATTATATAGTAATAGATTCACCAATCTTATTCTCTACAATTTATCACAGATATTATACAAAAGGTTATCCTGCAAGTTTTTACAGACAACCTTTTCACGACTTGGTAATAGATTTACACAATCAATATGATAATATAAACATACTATTAGAAAGAGGTGATACTGTTCATAATAACAAAGAAAGATTTCAAGATTACGAACAAGCAGTTGCAATTGATAAATTATGTAAACAAGTATTAGATGATAATGGATTTCCATATCACACAATAAAAGTAGGACCAAAATCAGTAAAACAAATATTAAAGTTATTATGATTGAATTAAATGATATACAAAAATATCAATTAGATTTTTGTTTTAGATATCCAGTTATTTCAATTAGTCAAGAAAATCATAATAATTTTGATGAATTTCAAAAAAATAATGATAAATTTGTTTGTTTATATAGAACAGAAGTTTTTAAATTAGAAGGAAAATTAGATAGTTTAGAAAAAAAAATTTATGAATTGTCTAAACAGGGTAAAGAAATATACATAGCACAAGCAACAACAAGTAAACTAAAATACGGATTAGACCCCCTAATTAACTTAATATATTGGAAAGGATTTAAATCAAGACAAACAATTAGTTGTGATTGGGATAATGATTATTTGTTTGATGAAACTAGATATAATGAAATACCAAAAACAAATAAAGGAATAATATCAGTTAGAAAAAGAACTCCTAAAAGAAATTATTTATTTTCAAATATAAATGACTTTGATGGTATTTTTAGATATTCCAACTGGCCACCAAATGCAAAAGAAGAAAAAAAAGAAAAGTGGTTAGAAAAGGTCAATTTAAATAATTTTCCTAATTGGTATGATTTAATAAATGAATATAAATCAAGTTATTTTTCTTTTGTTATAGAAAGTGGGTCAGGTTTATTTCTTAATCAATGTAGTGAAAAAACAATTATAGCTTTACTTACAAAAACGGTTCCTATTGTATTAGGAGGTAGAGGATATGTAAAAGAATTAGAAGATATGGGTTTTTGGATTGCAAACGAAGAATTAGGAATTGACATAGATAATTTACCAACAGAATCTAAACTAAGAATGGATATATTTTCTGAAGGTATTCATAATTACAATAAAATGTCAATGGAAGAAGTAAAGAATTTTTATGAAAAAAACAAAGATAAGATTGAAAAAAATTTTAAAATAATGAGTTTTTTTGTTTTTGGTAATAGAGATATTGCGTAAAAAAAGTGTTAAAAAATTTGGAAATATCAAATATTTTTCGTATATTTACTATGTAAATAATTAATATATGAAAGTACTAATAAAACCTGAAATTACAAAACCTTGGTCAAAAGAAATGTATGATTACAATGACAAGGTAGCTGATATGATGAAAGATGAGATTCAAACCCAACTTGAATCAGCATATTCATCTCAAAACGAAAATAAGATAAACGAATTAGTAACACTATGTGGTGGTATTAAATTCGGTGAAGGATTTGATATCGAAGAGATGTATGAATCTTGTTTAGAAGAACTCACTATGGTTCAAAACTATTGGTTAAATGATGAGTGGGATTACGCAGTTAAACAGAATGTTGTTAGAGATGTTGTTCCTTATAAATTTGTTGGTTATGGCAAATAGTTGGTATTATAGAGAAATGGGTAGTAGAGATAAGAAAGGTAATCTTAAATACTACCAAGTAAAAGTTACTGATTACAAGATTGATGATTGTGAATGTATGGCAAGACAGTTCAGACCATATTCGCCTTGTAAACATATGAAAAGGTTACACGAAAAACTATCACATTTCGCAATATGAGTAAATTAGTATATGACCCAAATAATCCCTTATCAGATGAGGAATTGGATAAAATAGCAAAAGAAGATTTTGATAAGTTCTTAGAATACTTAGATTCTAAAACAGAATATCTAAAATCTAAAACAAGACCTTTAAATACTTATGAGTTGAAAAAGTTTGCATCTATGGCGGCTGCAAACGAAGGTAGGCAAATAAGTGATAAAGAACTCGAAAGAGCAAAAAAAATAGGAAAAGAAAACGAAGATAAAATAAGAAAAAGATGGCAAAAATAGTAGGAATGAATGGTGGACAACAACCACCTCAACAACCAAAAATAGATTTAAAAGATGCAAAGGAAATGACCTGCCAAGAATGTGGTGGTTCAGTATTTATACCAGGTAACAAATTCTTAAAAGTATCAAGATTAGTTACAGGTCAAGCAAAAGATGCAATCATACCAGTAGAGTTATATCTTTGTGGTGATTGTGGTGAAATCAATAAAGAATTATTACCAGATGAATTAAAACCTGTGATTACAGATTTAGATGGCTAAAACATTATTCGACCATATAAAGGCAGTTACACAATTTCAAGACCCAAAGTATTGGGATAAACTTGAAGAAAGTGATAAGAAAACATGGAGTAATTATATGATTCATCGTTTTCTTTCTATGAATCCTGATTGGATAGAAGTCCTTTCAGAGATACAACCCTATACACAAGTATTGGAACCTAAACAATTATATCTTTCTCTCATAGGAATTATTCCAAAAGGTAGATATTTTCTAAAGTATACTAAAGGTAAAAAAGAAAACAAATATGAATCTTTTTTGATTGATATTTTAATACAAGATTTTCAATGTTCTACAAAAGAAGCAGAAGATTATTGTGAGATATTATATTCAACAAGAGAAGGTAGAGAAAACATCAAATATATTTGTGAAAAATATGGAATTGATAAAAAACAAATAACTAAACTGAAATTAAAGGTTTAAATATTTGGATTTCTCATATTTTTTTCGTATATTTACATAGTAAATAAAAAGTATGGCAAGAGTAAGTTACTCACAATATGGAATGTATTCAACTTGTCAACATCAGTACAAGTTAAACTATATAGATAAGTTAGGAGAATCCTCAGCTAATATTCACACAATTTTCGGTAGTGCAATGCACGAAACAATCCAACACTTTTTGGATGTAATGTACAATGTAACCAAGAAACAAGCAATGAGTTTGAATCTTGAGAAGATGTTGTATGATAAATTAGTGGAACACTTTACCAAAGAAAAAGAAAAGATGGAAGGTAGATTTCCTTGTACTCAAGAAGAAATCGGTGAGTTTTTTGAAGATGGTAAAAAGATTCTTTCATACTTTTCAAAGAAATTAGATAAGTTATATACTAAGAGTGGTTTTGAATTAGTAGCAATCGAACAAATCTTAAACGCTAAAGTAAAAGAAGGTGTTAGTTTTGTTGGTTTCATTGATGTATTACTAAAAGATAAAACTACACAAGATTATATTATTATTGATTTAAAAACATCAACAAGAGGTTGGAACAAATATCAGAAGGCTGATAAAATAAAAACCTCTCAGATGTTATTATATAAAAAGTTTTACTCAGAAAAATACGAGATACCTTTAGATAAAATCAAAGTAGAATATCAAATCCTTAAAAGAAAGATATCAGAAAACTTTGAATATCCTATACCAAGAATATCTAAATTTGTTCCTGCTAATGGTAAACCTTCTGTAAAAAGAGCTTGGGATGGATTTATGAATTTTGTTGATTCAGTATATGATGAGGGTGGAAATGTGATACAAGAAGTATTCCCACACACAAAGGGTAGACATTGTGATTGGTGTGAGTTTAAACAAAGAGGACTTTGTTCTGCATGGAATTAGTTGTTTTTTTTAATTTATATATATTTATATAAAACAATAATACAAATGTTATGGCAGATACAAAGTTAACAACTGTAAAAATAATAAAAAATCTTTATTCAAAATTTAAAAAGATTTCATTTGATTCTAATATTACTTTACAAAAGTTAGTAAATAGGTCAGTTGATAAGTACATTGAGGATGAAGATTTTAGAAGTGAAATAAATAATTATCAAAACCTACAAGAAAGCGGCTCCGCATTTTAAAAATGAAACAACAAGACAACGGAAATCCACAACTTAACCAAACTCGTAATGAATTTAACGATAGAGTTGAAACTAAAAAATATTTAGGACAAACTATGAGAGTTAAGTTAAACCACCACAGAAGATTTAGAACAATTTAAATAAAGGTTAATGGCAAAAAAGAAAATACTATTACTATCGGATGATTTAAGAATGTCATCGGGGATAGCAACAGTTTCAAAAGAATTAGTTTTCGGAACATTTGAACACTATGATTGGGTACAATTAGGTGCAGCAGTAAATCATCCTGAAAAGGGTAAAGAAATAGATTTAGGTGAAGATGCACGAAAAGTTAGTGGAGTAAAAGATGCTTCACTAAAAATCATTCCTTGGACTGGTTATGGTGATGCAAATATTCTAAGAGAGTTGATAATGAGACATCAACCAGATGCAATCCTACACTTTACAGACCCAAGATATTGGAGATGGTTATATGAAATGGAAGCAGAACTAAGACAGAATATACCAATTCTGTTTTATCATATTTGGGATGATTTACCAGACCCTCACTACAATAGAGATTACTATGAATCATGTGATTGGTTAGGATGTATCTCAAGACAAACTTATGGTATCGTAAGTAGAGTTGGTAAATTAGATTCAGAAACAATCAAACCACTTGAAGATTGGCAAGTATCTTATGTACCTCATGGTATCAATTCAGATACATATAAACCAGTTGAAGTACCACAAGATTTTAGAAAACAATTACTTGGTGATAAAGATTATAAGTTTGTTCTATTTTGGATGAATAGAAACATTAAAAGAAAACAACCATCAGATGTTATATGGGCATTTAAGAAGTTTGCAGATGAATTACCAGAAGAAGATAAAGATAAGGTATGTTTAATAATGCATACTGCACCAAAGGACCAAAATGGTACAGATTTAATTACAGTAGCAGACAGAATAGCACCTGGTCTTGATATAAAATTTTCAACAGATAGAGTAAACCAAGAACAATTAAATTGGATTTACAACCTTTCAGATTGTACAATAAATATTGCAGGTAACGAAGGATTTGGATTGGTAACAGCAGAATCAGTAATGGCAGGAACTCCTATCATTGTAAATGTGACTGGTGGATTACAAGACCAATGTGGTTTCAAAAAGAAATCAACAGGCAAATATTTCACTGCAGAAGATTACAAACAAATCGGTTCATTACATGATTGGAGAGAATGGGAAGATAAAGTAACTCATGGTGAATGGGTAAAACCTGTATTTTCACGAGTTCAAACTATGGTTGGTTCTATTCCTACTCCTTATATTATAGATGATAAAGTAGATGTTTATGATGTAGCAGATGCGATTGAATATTGGTATAACATTCCAAGAGATGAAAGAAAGAAAAGAGGATTGATTGGTAGAAAAGAATTTATGGGTGAAATGGGATTGAATGCAAAGAATATGTGTAAACAACTTGTTGATGGAATTACTACTACATTCATAGATTGGAAACCAAAACAAAAGTTTAATGTTTATAAACTTAGATAATGAGTAAACCAATCTTTATAGTGAGATTTCCTGGTTATTGGACTAATAATCAAGTTAATGAATCTCGTAGAGCAATTCATAATATGAAAGAATTAAATGAAGATTATCATATTTTAACTTTACAAGATAACGAAATCGAAACTACAAGATTTGAATGTTACAATTCACCACACGAAAAAGAAACATTAGAAGAAATTACTCAATTAACAAAACTCTCAATTGAGAGATGTTTAAGAAACGAAGAAGAAAACAGATTAAGAGAAATAGAAAATGAATAAACCATTATTAGTATTTCAGGCACCAATAGCAACAAGAAGTGGTTATGGTGACCATTCAAGAGATATCTTGAAATCATTATTTGAATTAGATAAGTACGATGTAAAGATTGT